AAGAGAAAAAAATAGCCAATATCACACTGATTGTGAGATAATCGGAAAGGTAGTGGTAGTAGTGGGTACTATGGTAGTACCATCTGAAGACGCTGAACAGTCTGTGCTGTTTGACTGGGCTGAGATGGCAAAGGGCAGATATCCTGAACTGGCATGGATGTATGCTGTGCCGAACGGTGGTTACAGGCACATACAGACTGCGGCGAAACTCAAGAAGACAGGTGTGAAGAAAGGTGTGCCGGATGTGTTCTTGCCTGCACCCAGGGCGGGATATCATGGCCTGTACATCGAGATGAAAAGGAAAAGGGGTGGTGTGATCAGTGTAGACCAAAGACGGTACATGGATTTTCTCACAGCACAGGGATACAGGTGCTTGCTCTGCAAAGGTGCTGATGAGGCCATTGAAAACATCAAGGTGTATCTCAATTTACCCAAAGATTCACAAAACCGAAACTGAAACAGGATGAAAACTCATGGATTTGCTGAAAAGCAGGTGGATGTGCTGACATCCGGGATTTCCCGGCATTGGTGGGGATGCCGGGATTTTTGAAAGGGTGTGGATTAGTGGAAAAGGTATACAGGAAGGTTGATCTGACTGAGCTAGTGCCCTATGAGAACAACCCCCGGAAGAATGATGATGCTGTGCCGGATGTTGAGGAAAGCATCAGGCAGGTGGGATACATCACACCCATTGTGGTGGATGAGAACAGCATCATCCTGTGTGGGCACACAAGGCTGAAAGCACTGCAGAAGGCGGGTATCAGGAGCGCAGAGGTGCTGATAGTCTCAGGCCTGTCTGAAGAGCAGAAAGCCAAGTACAGACTGCTTGACAACAAGACCGGCGAAAAAGCCAAGTGGGACATGGAAAAGCTAGAAAAAGAGCTGTCTGCACTGGACTTTGATGGGTATGACTTTGGTTGGGACATTTCTGCAGTGGGGGGGATGAAGAGAAGTACAGCACCAAAGCAGAAATCCCTCAATATGAGCCATGTGAAATCATGCCTGACATCACAGATGTGGTGGATGTTTCCAAGGTCAATGTACTGCTTGAAGAGATTGATGGTGCTGAGATCAGTGAACCAGAAAAGGAATTTCTACGAATAGCTGCATACAGACATGCTGTGATCAATTTTGATCAGGTGGCAGACTACTATGCAGGTGCATCAGAGGAAATGCAGAGACTGATGGAGCACTCGGCACTGGTGCTGATTGATCTGGACAATGCCATTGCTAATGGCTTTGCATCCCTTTCTTCAAGGATGGGGGATATTGTGGCAGGTGAGCAGAATGGAAAAGCGTAACATGGCTGTATTCATCCTGACACATGGCAGAGCAGACAGAGTGCACACATACAAGACTCTCAGAACCCATGGATACACAGGGAAGATATACCTAGTGATTGATGATGAGGATGATCAGGAGCAGGCATACAGGGAGCTGTACGGGGATCAGGTGGTGCAGTTCTGCAAAGAAGAGTACCTGAGAAAGAGCATGTGCATAAATCCTGACAAGCCAAGGAAGGTCATACTGTATGCCAGAAATGCATGTTTCGACATTGCCAGACAGCTAGGAATCACGCATTTCGTGGAAATGGATGATGATTATGTCAATTTCCAGTGGCGGTATGATGATGGGAAGCACCTGAAGACTGTGGAAACCATGCACATGGATGGGATATTCCCGGCGTTTTTTGATTTCATGGAGCAGTCAGGTGCATTGTCAGTGGCCTTTGGTCAGGGTGGTGACTGGGTAGGTGGCAGAAAGAGTGCCAGTAACAGAGAACCATTGAAAAGAAAGTGCATGAATTCATTCTTCTGTATGACTGAAAGGCCATTTCATTTTGTGGGAAGCATAAATGAAGATGTGAACACCTATGTTTCAGAGGGCAACAGGGGAAAGCTGTTTTTCACGGTGACCAATATGATTCTGGTGCAGTATGAAACTCAATCCAATGCAGGTGGGATGACTGATACATACCAGTCACATGGCACATATGCCAAGTCTTTTCCAAGCGTCATGCTGAACCCTTCCTGTGTGAAGGTATCTGACATGGCAACAACGCATACCAGACTGCACCACACAGTGTCATGGAATAACGCTGTGCCCAAGATACTCAATCAGAAATGGCAGAAATGGGGTGATTGATATTGCCATTGGACTATATCAGCAGTGGCTGACAGATGATGGCCTGACAAAGCTGTCAGCATGGGCAAGGGATGGCCTGACTGATGATCAGATAGCACACAATATCGGGGTGCACCTGTCAACACTGGCCAGATGGAAAGCAGAGCACAAGGAAATCAGAGATGCCTTAAAAAAGGGCAAGGAAGTAGTTGACATCCTTGTGGAAAATGCCCTGTTTAAAAGGGCAGTCGGGTATGATTATGAGGAAACCCTTACTGAAATACGCACTGACGCTGATGGGAATGTACTGGAAAAGCACATCAGGAAGAGTAAAAAACATGTGCCACCTGACACAACAGCTCAGATATACTGGTTAAAGAACAGGAAACCTGACAAGTGGCGTGACAGGCCGCAGGCAGATGGTACTTCTGGTGATGATCCTGTGTTGGTGCTCCTGAAGCGGATTGACGAGGAATCGAAAAATGCTACTGAGTCCTAAACAGCAGGAATTCTGGAACAACTGCAACCACAGATGGAATATAAAGAGCGGTGCGGTGAGATCAGGGAAGAGCTATATGGATTTGTACCTGATACCAAAACGGATTTATGCCGGCAAAGGGAAGAAAGGCCTGAATGTGATCATTGGCAACACCAAAAGCACAATCAAGAGAAACATTATTGAGCCTATGCAGGAAATTTTTGGTGCTAGAGTGGGAAACATCAACAGCGAGAACATAGCAGTGATGTTCGGGGAACAGGTGTACTGTCTGGGTGCTGACAAGGCCAACATGTCAGATAAACTTCGGGGTGCATCCATCAAATATTGCTACGGGGACGAGATTGTCACATGGGCACAGGAAGTGTTTGATATGCTGAAAAGCCGCTTGGATAAAGCATATTCATGCTTTGATGGGGCTTGCAATCCTGATGGGCCTCTGCACTGGTTCTACCAATTCCTGCAATCTGATGCAGATATCTATCTGCAGAACTATGAACTGGATGACAACCCTTTCCTGCCAAGGGAATTCGTGGAAAACCTGAAGCAGGAATACAATGGCACTGTACTGTATGACAGGTACATCAGAGGGTTGTGGGTGGCGGCAGAGGGTGCGCTGTTTACCACATACCCAAGATATACTGATGACATAACACCTTTCCGGGATGGGATTGCCCATATCGATGCCGCATATGGCGGTGAAGACTATACCGCATTCACCTGTGGCAGGTTGGTGGGCGGTACTATGTACCTGTATGGCAAATTGTGGCATCAGCATGTTGATACAGTACTGGACAGGTGCATTGAAGAGTCAAAAAGGCTGATGTGTGGGCCTATCTACACAGAAAGCAATGCAGATAAGGGATACCTGGGCAAGGAAATCAAACGCAGGGGATACAGTGCCTATGTCTACAATGAGAAAGCCAATAAACACATAAAGATTTCAACACATCTCAGAAAGTGGTGGCCTAATGTGGTTTTTCTGGAAGGTACTGATAAGGCATACATTGGGCAGATACTGAGCTATACCAGTGAGGCAGAGCATGATGATGCACCTGACTCTGCATCAGTGGTGTGCAGGTACTATGACAAGCATAACACCATGGAATACAGATCAATTATTGGATAAGGGGGAATAGAAATGCTTACATTTCAGGATTTTCTGAAAGCTGAGAATCAGGGTGATTTCATCAGGCAGGCTGTACAACAGCATATGGAATCAGAACTGTACCGCACTGCCAAGCTTGCTGATGAATATGACAAGCAGAAGAATGTCACGATTTACAACTATGTCCGTACACTGATGACTGCCACAGGTCAGACCATTGCTGACATTACTGCGGCAAACAGCCGTATTGCCAGTAACTTTTTCAGACGCTTGAATACACAGAGATGCACCTATTCGCTCGGAAATGGGGTTAATTTCGGTTCTGATGGAGTCAAGGATAAACTGGGCAGGGATTTTGATACAGACCTGAAATCGGCGGGATACAAGGCAATAATTCATGGTGTGACGTTTGGATTCTGG